GCCTCCAGGAGCACCTTTAAGTGCATCTGACATCAAAGCACGAGTTGATTTCTATGGTAACTACGTCATGATTACAAATCAGGTCGAGTTAACTGTTGAGGATAGAGTGCTTAACGAAAGTGCAAGATTACTTGCACAAAACCTTGGCCAAACTATGGATGAAGTTACCCGTGACGTACTTGCAAGCACATCTTCTGTGCTTCAATGTCAAAATGGTGGTAACGGCCAAACCCCTACTGAGATCAACAAACTCGATATCGATATAGCAGTAAAAACGCTTCTCGGTAACGATGCAGAAATGATTTCACAGGTAGTTACTGGAGCTAATCTTTTTGGTACTGCACCAATTAGACCAGCTTTCTGGGGGTATATGGATACAGATTTGTTGGATGACTTAGAACAAGTTTCTAACTTCCAACCAACAAGTTCTTACCCTGCTCAACAGACAGTTTTGGAAGCGGAATGGGGCGCAACAGGAAACGTAAGATGGTTATATACTTCCGTAGGAAGCGTATCTTCAGCTGCTATTCCTGTTTACAATAACTTCATCGTCGGTAAAGAAGCTTACGCAGTTGTCCATTTGGGCAGCGAAAGCGGCGACTTCTATATCGAACCATTGGGTTCCGCCGGTTCGGCTGACCCATTACACCAACGTGGTACCGTGGGATGGCAACACCCCTTCGTAGCAAGGATTTTAAACGACGCGTTTATGCTTAATTTAGAGGCAACACACTCGTAAATTAGTAACTTTATTAATGATTGCGGATTCAAATTAGAACATATATCATGATTTATCCAACAGGAGGAATCATGAAAATATGTTCAAGATGTAAAGAAGAAAAAGATTATGACGGATTCTATAAAGATAAAGCGGCTAAGGATGGATTTAATTCCATCTGTAAAAAATGTCGTCTTGAAATGGATAGAGAACGTCGTGAAACAGATATTGTTTGGAAGGAAAAAAGAAAACTTCAAAACAGTCTTTATCATGAGAAAAATCGTGAAGCAATTGCAGAACGAAAAAAATCATGGCTTTCTTCTGATGAAGGTAAAAAAAGTCATAGAGAATCTACTAGGAAATGGAAAGAGAAAAACAGAGATGCTGTTTTGGCTCATTCAGCAGTTGAAAGAGCTGTCAAAAAAGGGATTCTCATTCCAGAAACAAATTGTGAAATTTGTAATGGAACGACTCGGATTGAAGCCCATCATCCCGATCATCGATTTAGACTTAAAGTTATTTGGTTATGTAAGTATTGTCACGAAAAATTGACATAAAGGAGAAAGAAATGACACAAGCAAAAACTACAGGCTGGACAAATCCAGCTTCAGCAGTTGTTAGGATTGAAAGCGTTGGTTTTGAAGTTTCAGAAGCTACAACAGTCAACGTTACTGATGGGGGTTCTTTTTATTGGAACTCCTCCATGCCCGATGGTTATTACCTTGATGTAGATGCAGGGACAATAACGACATCCAATGGTTTCACACCTATTTCCCTATCAGGGTTATTTGGTGCGCCAATCACTGGTTTTACAAATGCAAATCCAGGCGTAATCACCGCCTCATATCTAGCCCTTTTTGATTTTGCGGCCGGTGATACTGTTATGGTTTCAGCTGTTGCAGATGATGAATCAGGCACATCGTTGAATGGTCAATTCACCGTTGCTTCTGTTTCGTCTACTGCGATTACTCTAGTTGAAAATACTTCTGCACCAACTTATTCAGTTTATGTGTCTGGTGGTTACGTAAGTCGTGTAAGCGATATTAACGGTAATCCAATCCCTACACAAAACTATTCGGTTCAAGGTATTCAACTGGGCACAGGTGTTGTCGGTGGAAATAACGACGTAATGGTCGCGAACTTCAAAGGCGATAATTCTGTAACTTAACAAAAAGGGGGCGTTAAGCCCCCTTAAATTGAGGTTTTATGTCTAAAAGAAATAATTTTGAAAAAGCTAAAGATGTCGAAATCCCTGTAACTGAAAGAGAAAAATTGTGGCTTGAAGAAGAAGTTGAAATTGAATTTTACAATATTGAAGAGCCTGGGATGGTAAATAAATTTCCTTATGGTGGAACAAAAAATTTTAAAATTTACACTCTTTTTCATGGCGGTAAATATAAATTACCGAGAAAAGTCATAAAGCACCTTGAAGGATGTCAGTCACCAATTTGGAAATGGCAACCTGATGGTTTAGGTGGAATGACTAAAAAATTGACTGGAATGAAACCTCGTTTTCAATGTCGTCAAGTTTTTGCTTAATTGATTGTAAAACAGCTTTACATTACGAGGCTTTATGCCATGGGCGTTATCAGATATTCGAAGAAAAGTTAGACAAGTTACGGGTAGATTAAGCTCAAATGAGCTTTCCACCCCTAAATTGGATGAATATATCAATAATTATTATCAGTATGAATTTCCTGCCGAGGTAAAACTCGACATGCAGCATACTTTTTATGAATTTTTGACAGTTCCTCTTCAACAAAATTACCCTTTCCCAAATGAAACTTATACGAATGTCGAACCATTTCTTTATTTGAATCAACGCCCAATGTATTGGTATCAAGACCCTACGGTTTTTAAGAATGAAAATCCAATAAATGTCCAAATGCAAATTCCTTGGACTGGAGATGGAGTAACTACCTCATTCAATACGACTGTTCAATTTCCCTTTATCTTGCCTGGAAGTGTCATTGTCACTGACAATGTTGAGACGTATACTGATGATCCCATTGATAGTTCTACGGGGAACTTGTTATTGACAACAAACACAGCAATTAATGGTGGTACTGTTGGGTATCAATCTGGGGTAATTTCTATCACTTTTGCTTCTCCACCAGCAAATGGGCAAAATATTTATACAACATTTATACAATATCAGCCTGGAGCGCCAACAGCAGTACTCTATTATGATTCTCAATTTAGTTTTTATCCTGTCCCGGATACCGTTTATCAATGCCAAATTACAGCTTTTAAAGTCCCAGATCCTCTAGTTTTGGCAACAGATATTCCGAATTTACAGGAGTGGGGACCTTGTTTAGCTTATGGAGCTGCAAGAAATATTTGCATTGATTTTGGTGAATCAGAAAGATATGCAGAAATTACGAATCTTTATAAAGAACAGGTGAATTACATCCTCACCCGAACTGTAGAAAATTTATCAAATATGCGTGCAAGACCAATGTGGTAGGTAAAATATGGTATGGCTTAAAGACGAACCAACAACAGCAACAAAAATCTCTCAACTTGCAACCATCATTACCAATAACCAAAATGGTATACAGAATGGTGAGGTTCCTTTTGTCAATCTTAGATTGACAAGTTCATCAGATCCCGCTCGAAATGATAATTACTCTTGGCTGTACGGGAAAGATCCTGGCACTTCGTTAATAGAATTATTTTTTGAAGACAACGATAATCCTGCACATGTCATTCAATTGACTTCAGGTGGAAATTTAGGATCTGTCACAACACCATTAATTGGATCACAAATCGCTTTAAGTTCATCGTTGAATTATTTTGATGGTCAATTTGTCACTGCATATGGTTATTTTAATAATGCAGGCGCATTTCAATATGGTAGAAATATGGCATCTAATGGAACTCCACATCCTGGAACAGGACGATATCAAGTTGATGTCAATGCTGATGTTTTGATAAATGCTAATTATATTGTTGTTGGTATTGTATTTCAAGGTGGTTTAAGTTCTGGAACATCAGCAAAATCTGTAAATGCCAGCATTCTTCCAGCCCCTGTCGCAGCTACGCCAACAACTTTAACTATAGATGTACGTCAAGCAGACGGAAGAGAAGATTTTCCATTTATGCTAATGATTTGTGGTGGTAGATGAGTTATCAATCTTTTCCAATCTTTCAATTTCAAAGTGGTTTGGATACTGATATCCAACCATGGATGCTTCCCCAAGATGCATTCCAGGAGATTGTGAATGGATATATCCAGCACGGTGTATTGAATAAACGTAATGGAATGCAAACTTTCGGTTGGTTTGTTAATTCACCCGATTATACGATTGTGACTATTTCAAAAGTTGATGTTGTTATTGGAGTGAATCAAAAAGCAGTCGTTGAACTTAATACCGTTGTAGGAATAACAGCAGGTACACGGTTTATAATCAGAACTGCTACCGGTATGACACAAATCAACAATACTACATATCAAGTTGCAAATATTTCAGGAAATACTTTTGAAGTATATGATATCTACGGTGAACAAGTAAATGTGATC